TTTATCCATTTTTTTATTTCCCCTTATTATAGAATGATCTCTTCCTCTTATAAAAAATATAAATACAAAACTTTCTTTTCTAATTTCAAAACTTTTCTCAAATCTCTGTAAGTTTTTATATAATTATAAAATATAAATTATATTTAATATGATTGGTTTTATAATTTTAAGACATATTGGTAAACAGGAACATAATCTATTTTGGATAGAATGTTATGATAGTATTCGTAAATATTATCCAGAAAATCCAATAGTTATTATTGATGATAATAGTAATTATAATTATATTACACATAAAGAATTATATAATTGTACTATAATTAAAAGTGAATTTCCCAAAAGAGGTGAATTTTTACCTTATTATTATTTTTTAAAATTCAAGTTCTTTGAAACTGCTGTAATAATACACGATAGTGTTTTTATTAATAGTAAAATTGAATTTAATATTAATAAATTTATGTTTTTATGGGATTTTGAACACGATTGGGATCAAATTCCAGGTGAAACTAAATTGATAAAATCATTTAATGACAATGAATTAACTAAATTTTATGAAAATAAATCTTTATGGAAAGGTTGTTTTGGTGGTATGTGCATTATTGAATATGATTATTTAAAATTTGTTAATGATAAATATAATTTAGATTTATTAATACCACATATTACATCTCGATGTAATAGATGTTCTTTTGAACGTGTTATTGCTTGTCTGTTATTAAAAAATTATAAAAATGATAAATTATCTTTATTTGGAAATATTCATAAATATTGTGAATGGGGTATTAATTTTAAAAATAAACATAATAATAAACATTTACCAATTATTAAAATATGGTCTGGAAGATAATAAGCAAATTTAAAAAATCTATATTATAAATAGATAAAATGGATAAAAAAACTAAAGTTATTAAAATTGCTAAAAAATCCAAAACTAAAGTTATTAAACCTAATAAAAAAACTACAACTAAAGTTATTAAACCTAATAAAAAATCCAAAACTAAAGTTATGATAGGTGGTGATATAATAGACAAAAAACGCCTAATAAAAGATAGCAAAAGTAAATTTCTAATATTTCATAGTGAAGAATATACAGAAGTTGCTAATTTATTTAAAGAAAAATTAGAATTGGCACATATAGAAAAATTTGAATCATCATATAAAAAAAAAAAAGAATTGGAAAAAAAACACAAAACTATTAAAGTAGATTTTGAAGATACAAATATTTATAAAACTATAATGAATAACTATGAAGAAGGACCACTAAAAGGACTACTAAAAGGACTACTACATAAAAAAAGAATTGTTATTATGTTTAAAAAAGATAGAGATAATAATGAATATGGTGCTAAAGAATATTTTCGTGCAGTTACAAAATTATTAACTGATATTGGTAAAAAATTAAAAGATAAAAAAATTTTCGTTTTTTTCCCTTTTAAATGCAGAGAGGATCAAGGATACCTTGGAGAATCAAATCAATTCTACACAAAATTTGGTGCGACAGCACTGGAATCAATAACTTCTATGAATTATTATCATAAAAGGCTACATCTGATGAGAGATATGTTTTTAGATATAAATCGTAGAAATAATCTTAAAAATATTTATTTCTTTAATTTGGATAGATTAGAAGTTGTTAAAAATAGAGAAGCCGATAATATTTTTCAAAATACAGGTCATACTAAATGTCAATTAAATGATAAAAGTAAACAACGTTTTAATGGTGTATTTGATCTTATTATAAACAGAGAATTTAGACCAGAATATTCCCCACATGATCCTGATTGTAGTAAAACATTTAAAATTGATATAACAAGTGAAAATAATTATCTTGGAGAACCTATTGAAGTTCAGGAAGCAAACAGGTGGGAAATGGGACTTAAATGTAAAAAAACCCATGGTGATCCTATTGATAGTTTTGGTAATTTTAGAGAAAAAGATAGAGAAACTTCGCAAAGTGATGATTCCAGTAATTTACAACAAAAAAATATATTAGGTACAGAAAATATGACTTATGCACAAGCAGTAAATGGAAATACAGTACCACAAAATCAGCCGCCGGCGGTCACAGTACCGCAAATGGCGTCAGTGCCTAATATGCAACTCAGTAATGAGGGATACCAACCGGGCCAACATCTGCGGATGCAACCCAATGCGGTTGATATGCAGAATAAGATGATAGAAGTGCCGCCCAACCAGTTTGTAGGGAATGTAGGGAATGCACCGAAGCAGCCGCAACTAGTTAATCAACAGGTGTCCCCCCATCTGGTTAATATGATGACTTATGCACAAAAAGTAAAGGGAATTACAGAATCGCCAGATCAGTTTTACACAGGGCATGTGCCCAACAACATCCAAGGAAGAGGAGGAGCAGGTGCCGCTAAAAAGAAACAAGAATACAAGAAATATAAAATAAAAGAAGTATTAGGTAAAAATAAACAAATATTTAAAGAAAAAGATAAAAAATCTAAAAAAGAATATATAAAACATAAAAAGGAATATATTTTAGTTAAAGACTATATTAAACTTATGAAAAAATAATAAGTTTATTCTGAATCACTATCATCACTTTGCCAATCTCTAATTTTTCTTTTACCTAAATCTTTAGATATATATTCTCTATAAAAATATTTATACTGCTCAGGAATTTTATCATAAGAATCATATTTACTGACAACAATTTCACAAGCTTTTTTAATTAAATCTTTCATAATACAAATATATATATATATTTTAATCATTTTTTTACAAAATAGTACATTTCTATAAAAATTTTAAAATTTTGAAAAGTGTTTTAAAAAATTTATAAAAATAAAGAAATGTACTATTTTTAATATTTAAATAGTTTATATTTATAGATATGTCCAAATATATTTTTCTAAAGAAAAAAATTATTTTAGGAAAAACGAAAAAAATATATACAAAAAAAGGGTCAAAAAAAGAATATGTGAAATATAAAAATCTTATGATAAATGTTGCAAAATATAAAAAAATTAAAAATTATAATAGCAAAAAAATGAAAGGGGGTGTCAAAGGCCCTCCTCGCTCTCTCTCTATTTACCGCCGCCATCGCTCTCTTGCGACAATTGGAAAATACCTCCCGCATTTATCAAAAGAAAAATCTTCTGAAGAACAACCTTCTGAAGAACAACCTTCTGAAGAACAACCTTCTGAAAAACAACCTTCTAGAAAATCTCATATAAAATTTGGTATTAAACAAGTACGTATAATACCATCAAATGAAGAAAATAGAGACCATATTGTGCATTATATTACTAATAGTATGAGTAATTTTAATTTAACAACAACCCGCCCTTCACGCCCCCCCTCTTCACGTCCCCCCTCTTCACGTCGCACCCCTTCATATCTTTCCCGTGATCGTCCAGGTCCAGGCCCTCTTTCACTTCGTAATTCACGCCCCCCTTCACGTCCTTATGAACGTCCCCCTTCACGTCGTTCTAAACGCCCCCCTTCAATTCTACGTCGTCGCACTTCTGTACCTCCCACTTTATAAGAATAAATTATAATTTATTTACATATATATTTAATATATATAACAAATATAATATAATACAATTAAAATTAATCATAAATATTAAACTTATTTTTTTATATTTTAATAACTTATTTTTAGTATTTTTTAAATTAAAAGGAATATATAAATCTGAAATAATATGTTCTTTATAGCAATAACTTTCTTTTATTAAATCAGAAACTTCACTAGTATGAACAATTAACCCTTTAATGTTATTTTTATTTTTATTAATAATATAACAATCTAATAATGTTCTAAAAAAACCTGATAAATGTTTTTGAGAAATTATTGAATTATATGCCTTACATTGTACTAATAATATATCATTATTTTTTAGTTTACATATAATATCAATGCCAGTATCTAATAAAACATTATAATTTCTATAATATTTATTAGTTCTATATTTATCTTTAATATTAATTAGATCATTATTAAGTATAATACCAGTTTCTATTAATAAATAATCAGGAACATCTTTCCATAAATAAATTTCTAAAATATCATAATATTCTTTTAATTTTTTTAAAACAAATTTTTCATATTGAAAACCTTTAATACAATTATAATCAAGATATTTAATATGTTGAATATAATCATAATTAATCATAATTAAAACATAATTTATTTATAATAAATGGTTTAATTTTTTAAATAAATTATATTAATAAGAAAAGATATATCTATATATGTTAGACTATATAATAAGATTTATTATTGGAGGAACAATAATAACATTAATTCATTATTTTGGTACAATGAATAATACTAAAATTCTAGCATTACTTCCATTTATACCTATTTATTTTATATTCGCCTATTTTTATGTATGTAAAAAAGGTAAAATAAAAATAAATGCCTATTTATTTAATCTGCTAATATTTTTGACAATTTATGCACTATTTGTAATTAGTGTAATATTTATTTATAACTGTTCTGGTAATATAATATTGGCACCTGTAATGGGATATATTATATGGATAATATTGGTACTATCTGTAAGAAAATATTTAGTTTAACCACAATGATAAGTGCAACCTACAAATGCTATTCTAAAAACATTTCTTTTTTCAAGTAGATAATTAAATTTATTTTCAATATCTATTACACTATCTATATCAATTGTTTCAATATTATTAACATAAGTTTTTAGTTCTGTATTAAGATTAATTTCAGTTTTAATTATTTCATTAAAACTATCTACATATTCCTGTTCACTTATTAATTCGCCATCTTTATTAATATAATTAGTTATGTACTCTTTTTCTAATATTTGTTCACCATTTTCATCAAGTTCATATTCCATCATATAACGACCATTTTTATCTTTTTGTAATTTTCCGTCAACATAAACATATTTCTCAACAGGTATTTTTCTTGGTTTGAAATCACAATTCATTGTTATTTTAGCAACAGTATAATTATGTAATAAATCATCGTCTTGTACCATACCAATACCTTTAATATCTGATGTTGTAATATAGTCGCCATTTGACAAAGGACCATTTATATCAGACACCCATATGGCACCTTCACCAAGTGAATTAATAATAACTTCGTTGTCGTTTTGTTTATCAATATCATTTATATTTAATTGTTGCTTATTTGATATAACTCCGATAACAGATTTTTCTTTTTTGCGTTCTGATAATTTAACATAAGGTAATGATTCAATTATATCAATATTTTTATTTAAATTATTTTTACCATATTTCCAATTTTTGTCGTGATAACTGTTATCAGAACAAACAATATATCCAACATATAACGAAATATTAACTTCTGTTGACATTGTTTTGTGTTGGCCTGTAAAATTAGTTTCTGATGCAATATTCTTAGTTTCCCATACAGAATTTGTGAAGTTATATCTTAAAAATACAGGATATTCATTTTCGTCTTGAGGTTCTGGTATTGTTAATAGAGATAATGGTAATTTTTCTACAATATTCCATTTATTATCATTACTATAATTTAATAATCCAGTATTTACTTTTCTATCAGTCGTTTGAACATTTTTAGTTTTATATCTTATAATAATTACACCATTTGCACCTTCTCTTCCTTCTGATTTTTTATCACCACCACCACCCCCACCACCGCAATTTTGTATAGCAGCTGTAGGATACAATATTGTGGTGAAATTATCAGATACACCGCCTTTACCACCTGAATTAAATCCACCTAAAGATTGTTTTTCTAGATTAATAATATTTTCAAAATAAGCACCACCACCACCACCACCACCATAATAAGATTTTTCATTTTTGATATTAATCTCAATACTATTTCCACCATCACCATATTGAATAATTTGATTTGTAAATATACCATCTTTGCCTTCGGATATAGCACCTGCACCTCCTCCTGCAATTCCAGAATTAATATTTATATTAAAGTCTCTAGACCATTTATTAACATCAGATTTACCTCCAATTTTATTAGAAATATATTTTGTTGCATTTTCAAAAATACCAGTTGCACTGGTCTTATTTAAAGTTTGATCAACTACAACAGGTTCATTAGTATTAGAAATAATAAATTCAGAAATATCGATTTCATATTTATATCTTAAAACAATAATACCACTACCACCTTTACCTCCACCACCTATTAATCTACCCCCTCCTCCACCACTACCCGTATGAGCACCTGCATTACTGCCTCTTAAAAATTGATAATCTTTAATATTAAATTCACTATTTTCATTATAGTTGCCACTATTTTCACCCAAATTATATCCTAATTTACCACCTAATGAACCAGTCAAATAACTTGCTCCAGCACCCCCTCCTCCCAAACCACCATTGCCTGGATTTTTATTAGTTTGTCCTCCTCCTCCTCCTCCTGCCCAATAATAGTTAATACCTAAAATATCGCTTTGTATACCTTTTCCACCGTGTGGACAATTATCGCCATTATTTAATTCTTGATCTGATAAAGCACTATAACCATAACCTCTTTCTCCAGCGCCACCTCCTCCACCTGCGTAGTGATAACTACCAGTAAAACCACCTCCTCCTCTATTGCCATAAATATAAATGTTATTTTTTAACATTTTTTTGCCATCATCAACAAAAACATTTCTATTTTCGTATATTTGATCAATTTGATAAGTATCTAATATTTGACTATAAACTCTAAAATCATTATAATAAGCAACAAAATATCCATTTTCAATATCCTCTCCTCTTCCAATATATTGATAATTAAAAGTAGATGTTGCTGAAAATGCACCAGTAGATTCTGAAACTTTTTCCACACCATCAATCAAAACTTGAACTGTATGGTTGTTAATATCATCTTTGATATTAACAACCATAAAATGCCATTCGCCATCTATAATATTACCGCTATGTGGTTGAAAAATATCATTCACATTATTTACTGTAAGACAAAAATCTGTACTACTATCATTATGTTGACCAATAGCTATACCAACATTATTAGATGTATCGGATGTATTATAGAAATTAATTAATCTTGCTGAATTTTTAGTTTCATCTAACCAAGTTATTCTATACCAGAAACAAATAGAAGCACCTTTAAGTTCATTTGTATTCCATATATTATACAAATTAAAAGTACTTGGAAATTCAATATAACTTTTTAAATTACTATCATTACCTTTGCCATAACTATTTAAAAATAGTGATGATTTAGTTTTAATATGTAATGTTGATATTGTACAATTTGTTGGTATTAAATGATTACCATTACCTTCACTGTCTATAATACTATCATAACCTATATCTGTTGAATCTTCAAATAAATATCTTGAAACTAAATTAGTAGTAACATTATCTTCCAAATCTAATTTCTTTCTTTTATAAACAAATTCTATTGAATCATAATCAGAAGGAATTATTGTTATATATATATTTTGATCAGTATTATTAGTCAAATTATACTCTCCAAGTGTTATCAAAATATTTTGCCAATTATCACCATCTGGATTATATTTATTTGTTAATAAAGTAATTAATTCACTATTATTAATATATAAATCTTCGTCAATTTCTAATCCATATTTATTGCCTACAAATTCCCAAATTATATCAGAATATAGTTTTTTCATAATAGATTTACTTGGTCTGGTTATATTATATCTATTATTGTTTCCAAGTCCACTTCTGCCACCACCACAACCACCATCTGCTGAATAACCATAATCAGGTGGTTTGTTACAATATGAGGAACCACCATATCCTCCACCCTTAGCAATTAGTAGTAAATCTGTAGACATTATATAACTATCGTGTCCACTTAAAGCAGTATATGGTAAATTATAAGTATTGTGTCCATAATTATTATCTTGACCAAATGGCCAGGTTTTAGAATTATAGTAACTTGGTGCACCATAACCACCATTACCTACAACAAATTTATAATCACCACTAAAATTTTCTTTTTTACCAATTATAACATTTCCACCACCACCCCCGCCACCGTAACCAAAACCGCCACCACCTCCGCCAGCAACAATTAAGAAATCACATTCGATTTGTTGGTTAATTTTAATATTAAATTCTTTTGATTTTGTAATATTATATATTTGAACTTCCGATTTATCCTCATAATCTGGATCAATATATTTGAAAATTAAACATTCATCAATAATTAATTTTTTGTCAGTTGCATTATTTAAAACACTAATTTGCTTTATTTCAATATTATCGTTAGATAAATCATTATCAAATGTATCGGGATCAAAATTAAATATTTCATTTCTTCTATTACGAATAAGTGTTTGCAAGTTTGAATTATAATAAAGATTTCTAGGTATAATTGAAGCACCTGATCCAGATTTTCCACTATTTGATATACCACTATACTTATCAATTAATTCTGAATTTAATAAATTATTTTTATGTAAACGTAATAAAACTATACCACTGCCACCTTTTCCTGCCGACACGCCACTATTAGTTTCGTTACCTCCTCCTCCGCCTCCTCCCGTATGTTTCTGACCATCTATACCATTTTTATATGTCTGTCCAGACTTATTATATAAGTAGGTATAACCTCCTCTTCCTCCTCCTCCAAATTTTTGTTGACCAATTGTATATCCATTTCCAAAATTAGCGTGTAAACTACTAGATACATTAGTATAATTACCCCCTCCTCCTCCAGCAAACCAACCATTATCTCCATATTCTTTATCAAAATAATTGGGAAATGTAATTCCCATACCACCTTCGCCACCGCAGGCAGATGTATATTGATCAAATTCTAAATAACTGCCGCCATCTTCTCCTGCTGAACCTGCACCACCACCTCCGCCACCGCCATAATTACCATTATAAGGACCATTTATAGTATCACTTCGTTTGCCAAAACCTCCTTTATTACCATAACTTTCCCAACCATAATATTGTTGTAAATCAACTAGACCACCATTATTCCAAGGTTCTACTTTATTATGTCCTGCTCCTCCTCCACTACCTCCAGATCCTCCATCATTACCATCTCCATCATATGGACTTGGATTTCTAGCAGTACCTCCACCTCCACCATTAATAGTATATATAACACCGCCAACTATAATTTCACTATTTTTTCCTTGTTCAGATCTTGTACCTGAATTACGAAGACCTAAAACATCACCACCCTTACCAACTTTTATAGTTATATCACCACTTAATAATTTATTTTTACCAAATAGAACACCACCTGCACCCCCACCGCCACCTAAACCTTGCCCTCCTCCACCACCACCTGCTACTATTAATATATCTGCAATAATTTGATTATCTAAAGTTAAATTATATTCAGTTTGACCTTCGCCATTTTCATTATTAGGATCATATATAAATTGTAAAGTTATATAATCATCATTTGGTTTTTTATTAATGATATATATATTATTATCATACTGATATTGTTGTGCTTTAATTTCTTCAATATATAAAAATGCATTTTGAGTACTTAATAATAGATTATTTCCATTTATATATATATTAGAATCAACACCTAAATTATTAGCGCTAGTACCACCATCAGCAATAATATTATCATTAGTAAGTTTACTTTTAAAACTACTTTCTAGACCATCTATAGAATTTTGATCTTTAATATTACCACCTTTACCAACATTAAGATTATATATACCCTTTTTGATTAAAAGATCCTTTTGATATACTATTGACCCCCCACCTCCGCCTCCACTTAAATAAGAACCGCCAGAACCACCACCACCAACAACTAAAATATCAATAGTAGCATCTTCATAGAAATCTAAATCATACGATGATTTGATATCATCAAAATTATTATAAATAAATTCCGTGTAATATTCATTTGCAGTATTGTTAATTTTAACTGGTGTTATTAAATTTGTTTTATTATGTGTTATAGGATTTTTTGAATTTCTAACATAAACATCATATGATATATTTTGATCATATTTCCAAGTACTATTATTTTCTACATAAACAACATTAGATTGATCTTGATCATTTGTTCCAATAACAAAGTATAAAACATTATTATCAACAGTATTATAATAAAGTCTATAACTTGTTTTAATACCTTCGTTTGTCATTATTGATTTTTTAGTTTTCCAACTAGCACTTGAATCTTCTAAATTAAAATCATTATAATTTATATGTAACCATTTATCAAAATCATTTTTAACAAATAATACTTCATCAAACTCATAATTAAATTTAGTACTCCAATTATTATAATAATTATTTATTTCGCCATATTCAACATTAAATTGTAAATAATCTTTACCAGTATACCAATGTTGGCTCAAATGAGAAATATGTTTTACGTGATTCCATCCAGTTAAGTTAGTTGTTTTATTAGCATTTGATTCAGAATAACTAATATTATTATTTTTTATTGATCCAAATAATTTCCATTCAACAAATTTCATCTGTGATGCGTTATTTCCAATTGCTTTGCAACAAAATGCATAATTATTATAATAAGTACTATTACTAATATCATCTTCTATGATATTATTATCATATACAGGGTTGGAAGATCTTTCGCAAATTACATACCAATGAGAATTATTATTTGAACCATATATTTCATATAAATAAGGAGAGTTTAATAACAAACTATTATTTGTAATAAATTGTGATTTTGTTAATTTAATTTCATAGGGTAAATTAATTTTAACCCAATCACCTTTATATTCCTCTCTAATATAATTATTACCTGAATAACTACTAATATCACCGTCATATATATAATTATTTTCAGCAAATGAACCAATCTTATCAGTGTTTTCTGTTAATAGATAAATAGGTTTTTCGTCATCATTATAATAAGAACTATATTCTACCTTATATTTTCCATTATCATATTGTGTTATACCATAAAATGTATTATCTACATAAATATTGATCGTTTGTATTTCAATATATAACCTTCTAAATGCATAACTTGTTGTAGTATCACCCCAACTTGGATAACTGCCTAAATTTTCTGTATGTAATGTTGCAGGTTTATGATTTAAGTCACCAATTTGTATCCAATCTTTTCCATTTGTATATTCAGGAGCAATAACAGGTACCCAAATATCTGTATTAGGATATAACGCTTGATTATTATTTTTAGCAAGATAATCAAGTAATTCGGTTTTAGTAGGTATTTTATTTCCATTTGTAATAGCTTGATCGTGTATTTGTTGCCAAGACATAGATGATGAATCATCAACAAATTTAAAATAAATAGAACCATTTCCATAATCTTTAATTGTATTGGGAAAATTAATATTATTAAAAGTTATATCAAATGGATTTTTTTCGATTAAATCACTATTAATATATGGAGTACTAAAATTTTTATAATCAATAGATAAATCCTGTTTGGCGTATGTTTTAATTAGATATTTAATAATTATAATACCACTACCGCCTTTTCCACCATATGTTATTTGTTGTTCACCACCATCTCCTCCACCACCTCCACCACCACCAGTATTATTAATACCATCGCTTCCAACAGAATTTACATCTCCACCATCTCCACCACCGCCAATGCCACCATAACCATATTTTTGAGTTTGAACAGGATTATGCCAATATGCTCCTCCACCACCGCCAGCAAAATATATATTATCATCATCTTCGTTATAATAACCAATGTTATTATCATTTTCTAAACTAAAATGTTGTTTTAAGTTATAACTTATTCCATTTGATGAAACAGAAAAAATTCCACTACCACCATTTGCAGGTTCATTTAAAGAAGTAGGTGTTTCACCATTTTGTGTTGCACCACCACCACCACCACCTGCGCCAGCGGCAGTGCCTCCAGAATTTGTTTTTTGATAAAAAGAATCCCCACCATTCATACCATATTTAGTACCAATAATATTATTAAATATAGGTATATATTTTGTTGCTTTACCTCCATATTTAAATAATTTATCAGCGCCATTATAATATGCATCGGCACCTCCTCCAGAACCACCATCACCACCATTATTATTATTACCACCTCCACCGCCTCCACCTTGAGCAAATATAGATTCATTTGTTTGCATATTTATAAATTCTGATGAATGACCATTTAAACCAATGCCTTTATCTCTACCAGAACTGGTGTTATCTGATAAACAATAACCACCATCGCCTACTTTGATCCTGTATTTATTATTTAAAGATACATCTTTCATAAATACAACAGAACCAGCACCTCCACCACCACCGTGAGATTCAGAACCAGCGCCGCCACCACCAACTAAAAAGATATCAATAAGTTTAGGTTCACTAAATTCAATTTCATATTCAGTTTGTTCAGATAATGTATCATTTTTGAATATTATTATTTTATATAATTTATTATCTTGAACAACCTCTTTTTCAATAACAATATCTTTTAATGTAGGTTTTTTAATATCCTCACTTTCTTTAATATAAACTTCACAAGTAACAGGTGGTTTTCCATTGTTTTCTGTATTTTCATCCTCAAGATAAATATAATGATTTGATGTATAACCCAAATCAGTATGTGTTTTAATTTCACCTGATTTATTCATATATAGTACATTATATCCTATAAGAGGATCTCCAATAGTACCTTCTCTATTGTAAAAACCACTAAATGTTCTACCTTTTAAATATCCAAGTTCTTTATAAGTTGTAATACTAGTATTATTTAAATTTTGTAATAATTGCGAAGATCTAAATATAACATATCTATCTAAATAATTAGAATTGAATTCACTATCTTTAGTTGTAAACAAATAAAATTTAACAGCAACAAAATTAAATTTTTTAGCCCATTCTTTTGTATTATCATCTGGATTTCCAAAACTTATATCATTTATGTATCTGCCTTGAAATGTATTACCTTTAAATCCAGCAGTTGAATCATTTTTAGGTAAATATTTTATTTTTTTCCATCCATACATACCTGTTAAGTCATTTACGTGTTGATTATTTTTAAATTCTTTATTTTCAATATACTCATATCTAACCTTATCTTCAAGTTTTATTATATCACTTATAATACCTGTACTAATTTGTGTAGTATTCCAAGTTTCACCATCATAATTTAAGATTGCACTTTTAACTTCATCTGTAACAGTTTTATTTGTTGTTAATTTAAATCTTAATATAGCAACACTATTATTATAATCAGTTTTAACATTAGTTATTTCATTTTCAATTTTTTCACTATATGTAGTTGCACCATTTGTTGTTAAAATAATATTATTTCCTTTATCAATTATTCTTGTATGATGACTAGTTGTTTTTGATATTTTAATATAATATTCGCCGTTTAGTAAAATATTCTTTTTGTGAATATATTTATCAGCATTTAATAAAAGGGCATCAACATAAGTTAATTTTTCAAATTTAATATAATAAGTTAATTCATTTAATGATTCATTTGTGTCAATATCAAATCTAATGTAAAATTCATTATTGTTAATTAAACCAACAAATGGTTTTTTAAGAATTTCATAATTCATAATAATAATACCATCACCTCCTTTTCCAGATTCTAAATTAATAATTCTATTTTTGTTTTCACTAGCACCTCCGCCACCACCAGCTAAAACTTTAGAATTATTATTTGTTATTGAATACAGATTATAATCATTTTTATCAATAGATTCGCCACCACCTCCAATTGTTATATCAGAACCTTTAATATCGGTAGTAAATATTTCACCCCCCCCTTCACCTGAAAAATTATCTTTATAAGATGTAATACCCTGTTTATTAATAGCTATAATATTTTGATTAACAATATCATTATTATATGTATTAAGTATTGCAAACCCGCCTTGTTTTTTATCACCCCAACCACCTCCTCCACCTGAACCACCATCTAAACCTTGTAAATCTTTCCCCCCCCCCCCCCCCCC